TGAATTAGTGTTGTTTGGAGTTGGATTATCTGGATCGTTGTTGGTTGTGGTTCTATAGAATATATACTGTACACCATCTCCATCCTGACCATTAGCTCCCCATTTAGACCATAATGCAGGTTGACTGAACGGACCCCATTTACCATCTTTCTTACTTCTGGTACTAACCCATTCTCCTTGATAAGTAGTCGTTACTCCTCTAGGATTATCAGTCCATCCTAAGTCAGTAGGTACATAATCGTCAACT